GTATTGCCCCATGTCTTGGGAAACCCAACCTCCTATAGCATCTCGGTCCACCGGCCCGCTAGTCCAAGGGTCCATGCCGATCATGGCCTTGAACTGCCTATCTGGGCCAATCTTGGTTTTCATCTCTTCAGGGAAAAACGCCGTATATTCCCCTATCTGTTTTTCAAGGGCAGCAATACCCTCTGTATCTAAACGTGCCCTTCCTTCTTTATCTGATAGAGCATCTGACTGCTTTATTACATCATTCACTGTAGAAGTAAATACGTCCCGCTTAAACCTGTTTTCAGAAGCATGCTTATCTGTCTGCACTCCAGCCAAGGTCTTGTGGAGATCGCCTCCTTGAATAATGCCCCCTGAAGCTATAGCGTCAGCTATCAAAATATCTTGAGTAGAAGAGGCGTTTTTGAACTCAGGTATAGCATCGGCGAGTTCTTTGAATCTTTTCTGGTAGTCCACTCGCCCATCAGCTTTGGGGTCTTGCCCAAAACTCTTTATATTCTCAGCATATTTACCAGCGTACCCCGCTGCCATGCTCTGAAAAGTCATGTTAGACAAATCGCCCTTCAGAAAAGAACGGGACTGATGATCCGTAGGGAGTTCCCACCTTGAGTCTGTTCCAGGTATTTGGTATCCGCTCGAAGCATTCGTTCGTCTTACTATACTGTCTGGTAAAGAATCAAAAAACTTCTCAGTTATCTTAGGCCCAGTCACCACGGATTGTTCACTAATCTTGCTAATTGCCGAAGACCACGCGGCATCGGTTGTCTGAGTCCCCCCGGAATTCATCTCTGTAAAAATATCATCAGATATGTAGGTTGTAGGTTGCCCCGGGGCGTGCACCTGTTCAAACATTTGTCCTAAATCTTCAATCAAAGGGGTGCTTTCCCCCGTCCCCCCTTGAACTGGGACCGTTTGAACGCCAAACTCCTGCCTAAGAGTACCCGCTACGGGCTCATCCATATACTTCCAAAGAGGATCGTTGGGGGGGATACCTTTTTGCTGCTTGATCCTACTAAGCCCCTGCCCTAGTGTTTTGCTGCCGTAGTGGTCGTTGGGGTGATTCTCGTTAACAAAAGCGGATTGAGGGTCTTGTTTCTCTAATAGCCACCACTTGAACTTGTTCATAAGAGCTGGGTTGGGGGCCCCTTCCGCAGAATTCTGTCTCGCTACACTGAACCCTGTGTCTTCCATGAACATCTGAACTAAAGCACGTTGATCGTTCTCTATTGAAGGGTCTAATTTTGATGGGTCAGATTTTCCCGTCTGCTTATATATCCCCGATTCAGCAAACCCTATATTGCCCTTATCAGGAAGTATCCCCCTTTCAGGGACTTGAACTGGCTGGCGAGTTTCTTCAGGATCTATCTCGGAAAGATCAGAAGTTTTAGGCGCGGTTCCGGTTTCCAATGCGGGGGGTGTGCCCGTGTCTATGACTCCGCCGGTAGGAAGATTACCCTCATTGGCTGGGTCAAAACCCTCAATCTTGCTCATGGTTTTACTGGTATCCCCATACTGCTGGGATATGGCGTTAACATTTTCCTCCCGAGTTTCAAACAAGCGGTTAATGTCTGTAGTATGGGGAGAAACGGGGCGGTAGTACCCTTGTGTACCATCATCTTTTAAATAAGGAACCAATTCCCCGCTTTGAACTTTCGCCTCGATCTCCGGAGCCGTTGGGGGCTGGTACATAGGGTCATCTACATCTACAGAAGGCGTGCCATCCATAGGAGGAAGTTCAGGAGATGGGGTTTCAATACCTAAACGTTTGTTGTGCTCTCGGGCTAAATAATCCCCAAGAGGATCTGGCACATCAAAATCCGGAGGGAGCAATTTCATTTTCCCGTCAGGGCCAAAGGCGAGCGGCCTGTCTATGTTAGACAGCCATCCGTGCTCTTTTGTGTTCAACGCAAGAAAGCCGTTTTGGTCTATATAGGAAGAGTCTTTGGAGAGTTGCGTAGGTATGCCCGTAGTGGGGTGAACTGTAAACAAGTTTCCCGTCGGGTCGGTATATATACCTGGGGTACGTATCCCCTCATTAGACAAACGCGAAGAAACTCGATCACTGGGCGCTCCAGCCTGTCCTCCCGGAACTTGCCCCCTACCAGGCTCACCAAACCCCTCAAATGTAGATTCGGGAGTAGATAGTTGATCCCCATAATAAGAAGGTCTTGTGGTTAAATGAGGTGCCGGGTTGTATATAAAAGACTGAAGCCTGTCATCCTTCATATCAGGGCCAGCCAGGACCTTTTGTTCAAGAGAAGAAAGAGCACGAGAACCTGAATCAAGAAAAGGTTGAAGAGTTTGTTGGCTCTTATCGTATTGAAACTGAAGTTCCGCAAGCTGGCTATCAAATTGCTCTTTAAGTAATTTATTAGCCTCTTGAGTGGCCTTGTAGTCTAACTCTGCCGCATACTGCTGGGCAGCAGCTTGTTGCCCCGCAATAGCTTGAGAAGCATCTGCCTGGGCATCAGAAGACTTTTTACCTAAGACAAGGGAGCCTATACCCAGTACGGCACTAACCGGATCAACTGGTGGTATTATAGACATTAGATTACCTCCACTCCCCCGCCAATGATGGAGCATCCTCCATTTACGGTGCCTTTGGTTACAAGAAAATCCCCCGCCTGTAAGACTAAGCCCTCTACCTCTGTAACCCTTGAAGCGCTTGTACCGCTCACTGATTTCTTAGCTACCAGGTAGTCGTTACCTGTTGACTGCCCCGTAGGGACAATCCAGAATTCTACATCGACTGCACCTGCGGTATTGTTGTAAAGGTTCAGAGCACGAAATACGGTACTCGTGGAAGCCGGGCAGGTATAGAAAGTCTGCTCAGTGTTGGGCACTAAGGAAGGCGCGATGAGTTGTTTAATATTTACTGCCATAAGCCTATCGCCAATAATCTTTCAATATCTTCTGATCGTGCGCTTTGTTCATGTAAAAACCCATCTGACATAATTACTGAAGCCCCGGTGAGCTGGATATCTTCAGCAGCATTTGTCATTTCAGCTACTAACCTATTGTACCATCTTTGCCACTCAGCCTTACCCGGTTCAGCGCGAGAAGGGAAAGGGGGGAATTTAATAGTTGAAGGCATTAGTCCTCCCCTACTTCTAATTCGCCAAAGGCCCCCAGGACAATTGCTCTCATATCATGAGCTACCTGAAGTTTAAAAATGATCTCACGGAATTGGCCTATCCTTCTCCATACCACTCTATTAGTGTACGCACCTGTGGCCCCAATAGATTCACTTTGCACCGGGGAGAAAGTATGCCCTCCATCTTTTGACCAGGAGAGATCTGCTTGAGGATCACCTGCGGCATTGATCCCCTCCTCAAAATCAATCTGGAGTCTGGTCAGGGTAATGCGTTTATCTTCTTCACTGATAACTGGGGTTGTACGGGTTCTCGTAACTACAGCACCGTTTTCTGTGTAAACCGTGGGGGTGAGTTTGTAGACCTTCCCGTTGGTGTAGTCCCCTACATACCAAACCCCGTTCAGCTCCGTACAGAAGGTACCTCGAAAGTGGGTCAGGGAGGGACTTTGCCTCTCGTGCCACATCTGAGTATTCAAATCGTAAACCCACGTTGCCCCTTCAGTCGGAAAAGTTAGTGCGTAAAAGTAGTGCCCATCGATGCTGTAGGTCATCCCCTCAGCATCAGAGATCGTAGAGTATCCTGCGATTGTTTCGTGGAGCGCGTCAGTGCCAATGGGTTGTGCCTGCCACTGGGAGGCCATAACAACCGTGCGATGGTTGGTAAGCCAGAATTTAGAGTCCGCGATTGAAGCAACAGACCAGGGGGCCGCACAGCCATATTCTGTTATACCTCCGCTGATTCTCTCAAAGGGGTAATCCGCATTTCCTGAGTTGTACCAGAATTCGGTAGATTTTGTTCCGGCGATCATCAGTTCTCTTTGATCTGCGATAATGGCCAGAGACTTATCTGGGTTGATCTCAGCGCTTGCGAAATCGAGAGAAGCCCAGGCACTACCATCATAGAGGGTAGATACGTAGACCTTCTGCCCGCCTAACTCAACCCCTACAAAATACCCATCGAGAAACACTACCTGTCGGATTGCCGCTGGGAGTGCTACAGATGAGAAAGTAGATCCTGAGATAACAAACCTGTACCCCGTAGAAGTCCCGTTAGCAACAAAGACTTCAACCCCGTTATGAGCAAGGGATATGGGATCAGTGCCGGGAATTGTCCCCAGCTCTGTCATGGTCCCTGCTTCGGTAATGGAGTAGAGTTTGGTTCCACTGACAGCATAAAGTTTATCGTCGGTGGATATAAGCCCTCGGACTTTAGCCGCTGCTGCCAGGGTGACAAAAGCTTCTAACCCCGGAGTGGGGTAAAGCGCTCCTGCGCTCTTGCCCCCCGGACCTCCTGCCCTGACGTACCAATTGATACACTGCTGGGCATTGAGATTAGGAGTTCTGAGGGCATAAGCCGGGCCTACAAAGTCTATAAGCACTACAGACCCCCAAAGAATCCGGCGCGTGAAACCCCATTTCTCCTACGGTTCTTCAGTTCAAACACTGTCCTTGAGGACACATTCTGCTGGAGCCTCTTCATGTTTCCCTTGAGCCGGTTAGCCTCTTGTACAATAAAAGGATTGATAGGCTTCCCAAACTCAGGGGCAATACGAAGGGCAAGCAGGTACTTCAAAGCTTCGAGGTATTCCGTAGGATAACCCAGGGCCAGGGTTGCATCTGTGATGAAACTAAAGCTCTGAAGTGTTGATATGAAAACAGTGTAATTGGTGTCTGGTGTTGGATAGAGGGTGATATACCCTGTAACCCAGCCAGGTTTAAAAGACAAGATACCTGGTCTCCCTGAAGACGACTTATTCCCGTAGTGGAAATCATAGTCCTTCCAGGATATAAGATCGAGCGGGGAGTCTAGCCCTCCGCTGTCTCTGACCCATGCGTAGTTAATAGACATGGGCCGGACCTGTGCGATATGTGGTCCCCCATATTCTGAACTAGGCGAGGGGTCAGTACCTATAGAGGCAGGCGCGGTATAAGTGCTATCTACCGCCCAGGACATTTCATTTTCCTGAGGGAGAAAATAATTCTCAGTATAGAGGGAGGAGAGCATTAAATTTAATGCCTCCAAAATATCTGTCTTCTCCTGTGTAGAAGCAGACTCCCCTGTATAGAGAACATTTATTAGCCGCATTGCCGACTCTATAAGACCCACACCTGTTAAAGACATTTATCTACTTATCCTTTTTAACCCGGGAAACGGGTTTGGGTTTAGGTTTCTCAATTCCAAACTTGGCAGGGGTATCTACATACCCGGCTTTCTCAAGCTTAGGAATATCCTTGGACTCGACAATTTCCCCCTCAGGGGCTAAGTCCTCATGGTACATAAAACACTTGCTCATTTTAATTCCTTCCATACTTAGGAGCCGCGTACTTAGCCGGGGTGTCAAAGTACCCTTTTTTCCTAATCAAATCTTTAGCCTGGTGGATATCAACCTTGCGCCCGTGGGGAGCACTTATAGGATGGTACACCATCGTCAAGTTCTTAGTCCTTCCTGTTATCAGCATATCCGTAGTCCTTTCCTCCCCGAGAAAGACAGGGCCGAAACCCTGTCTAACACAGAAAGGATAAGCGCCAAAACGCTTACTACCCCGTGATCCTTACACCAAGGGGAGCATTGATAGTGTGTACGCCGTACAAAACATCAAGACGATAATTTTCCTCATCGTTTGTTCCGTCAAGGTAAGAATAGAGCCTTACATTCAAACCTTTGTAGGTCACACTAGCCCCATAAACTGCTGAACGTGGAACGTCAAGCGGAATGGTAGCAAGTGCGAAAGCATCCGGGTGGAACATCAAGTTCTGAGGGTGTTGACTCTGAGAAGCCCCGGTCTTGATCGTAATAGCCGCATTGTCAGCAGGCAAAACGTCTATAGTCGCATAGGGCGCTTTACTGCTGGTATCAGCCAAACTTACAACACGAGGACTAACAGCGGTAGCTGATTCACCAGAGGCATTCTGCGCGGAATCGGCAGTCACTACGAAGAACCGAAGAGATCCGGTGCTTTCATAGGTACGACCATTTACCGCATTCACAGCTGCAACGGTAAAAACATCACCTTTGGTCAGAACTACATCGCCGTTAGAACCGCCCCAACCATCGATATTGATAGTAGTGGCACCTTCAGCGGTAGCCCCGTTAACCAGGGGAGTCCCAGAATACTCACCAACAGTATGCTGCTTAACAGCCTGACCCATGTAAAACTGGGTGTTGTTGAGTTGTCCGAGAAAACCGCGGCGGGTTAGATCTTCAGCTAACTGCTGATTGAAATAACCTTTGAGATCTCCAGTGGTCATCTTGTTCTGCATCGCAGGTCCCATTACACAAGCTCTTTCCTCAAAAGGGGCCATTTCCTCATCAAGAAGCTGACCGGCATCACCAATGGTAGCGATGCTTGAGGGGGTTGTACCTGGAGTACCTACAAAGTTGTAGATCCCGGTGTAAAGGCCAAGAAGATCAGACTCGATCTTGTTAGCAATGGAAATCATACCTGGTCGAACATAACGATGATTGAAGTCTTCAATCTTCATCTTCAGGTCTTGAGTAGTAAAAGCCCAGTGGACTTTCTCACGACTCGCAACGGTGAAAGTTTCGTTCTCCTCAAGCAGATTGGGAGTGCTTGCAATAACTGCTCCACTGGTACTCTTGATCTTAACCGGCTTTCGGATACGGATGGACTCTCCAACCTTATCAAACTCTGGTTCGTAATCCCTGTGGATCAGTCCACAAGCAACCAGAGCGTTATCAAGCTCACGCACAGCGAGAGCGGCGATAATGTCATCTGTAATCAAAGTATTGGCTAACGCCATTTTCTAACCTCCAAGAATAAGTACCACCTTCCCGAAAGTTTCATTCAGAGCTAGGGGTTTAATACCCGACATATTTTCTCTTCCCGTGCTTTCGCAGTTCCCGCTCGTCGGCATCGGCTTGATCCATGTGGGAAAATATATCCTGCATAGACATTCCCGCATCTTTGCGGGGTGCGACACCGCCCGTTCCGTGAAGACTCACAGGCGGGGGAGGGGGTGCGGAAGACGTTTTAACTTCCGGCGGTGGTTGTGATTTCATGTACTCGATTTTCCCTTCGAGCCGCGCCACTTCCATAGCGACCTGCTGTGGGGGCATTTGTGCTACTCTCTGGGCTTCCTGGGGGTTTCGTCCAAAGTGTTTTGCGATATCGTGAAAATGCTCCGACTCAGACATGACAGAGAGCATACCCGCGCTGATTGGAAGTTTTTCATTATCCACTACCAGGGACTTGAATTCCGGGTCAACTGCGATAGCTTCATCTATCTTGGCCCGAACCATTTCCTGAGAAGTGGATTGAATATCCGTTTGCGCTTTCTGCTGCTCTTGTTCATACCCTTTAACTCGTGTCGAGGCATCTTGTACCGCAATCTCTCTTGCAGACGTTTTTACCCTCCAGTCTAAAACTGCTTCCTGGAAATCGCTTTCATTCTCAAAAGAATCCTGCTTAGGTCTTTCGGCTTTGATAAGGTCCAGCTCTTTTTGTTGCGTGGTTAGTGCCTGTTTCTGGCTATCCGAAAAACGGGCTAACTCATCATACTTACTAGAAAGATCGTGATTCTTTTTAGTAAGTTCGTTAATACGCCTTTGTACCCCAGATGGGACTTTCTTATCGGCTTCTATTGAAGGTTCCGCTCCTTCTTTTGGATCGGTAGACGAGGGTTCCGCTCCCTCTGTTTGGTCGGTTTTATCAGTACCTTCTGAACCATCTGCAAATTCCTGGTACAAAACTTTCTTCTCAGGGATCGTACCGTCAGATCTCAGGACTCTTATGTTCCCATCCTCTGAGGTTTCAATCTCCCGAGCCTGTCCTGTGCCAATAACCTGCATGGTTGGTTTAGGCTGATTCGGCTTTGAATCCGGGTCATGTTTTTCAACACCTGCCAGAATCGCATCCGCGTCAAAAGTGGTTTTCATTACTGTTTGCTCCTTTCTCGTGCATTTTTCATGAGGCGCATAACAGTCTGCGCCGCCACCTGTTGAACTCGTTCATCATCCATTTTTTTGCTAGATTCAACCTGTAGCTGTAGCTTCTGAATCTCGAGCTTGGATTTCTCAAGCTCAAACTGATTCTTCTGTTGCTCTGCCTGTACCGCTGGATCGGGAGGGGGAGGAGGCCCAGCTTCGATACCTTCTGACTCTTTAATATCTGGGGGCAGAGCTTTTTCAAAACGAAGTCTCAATTGATCCGCGCCGTACCAGTCACTCATCCCGGCGAGAACATCCATAACCATTGGGAGGATATTCGGGTTGTGCCGGGTCAATTCAAGTATCTGGTCGAAACCTTCTTCTCTTCTAGTCTGATACCCTGGCCCTACTGCTACTTGCACATCGTACTCACCAACAGTCACATCACTAATAACCCGATCAACACCCTTTCCGGGGGTTACAGTATCATCAGGAACATTGATCGCGGCCTCTTGTGGCTGATCCATCTCATCTACAATCTGAATAATACGAAAGGTGTCATAGACTCCCCGGATTAGATCAACGATTACCCGGCCTTCGTGGATTAAAGCGTTGTTGAAATTGCCGAGAAAAGCATAGGCGTTATTAGCAATCTCTCTATTTCTCGCTCGAAGGGCCTTGCCGGATACCTCATTAGACTTCTGCCCTGTAGCTGCCTGAAAGACTCCGGTAGTAAAGTGCATGTCATTGACAGCACTCTGAGCTTCGTTGACCATACCTGAGGGGATTGTAGGCGGGGTCTCCCTTTTCGGTACATTGCCGTCTGGGTCACGTTGATAAGTAAGCCTCTGCCTTGGTTCAATGTTAGAGTTATCCCATTCCTCTTCGTGCCCCTCAAACATTTCTTTAGTACCTATGTATGGGGCTCTGGGACTTTGGCTCACATGCTCTACAGCAGAAGAGCGCATGTAGTTGTAAACCCGCTGGGAATCCTTACCATTTCTGACAATGCCCCGGCGGTAGATTACATCATCTACTACATCCTCTTTCCCGTAGACCCGGATGATGGGGATATACTTCCCCGGCCACTCTATAGGATCTCCAAGGATTTCACTTCCGCTCATATAAGCCATTTTTACCTGAGCAGCTTTAATAGTGCGGGTCTTCTTAATCCTCTTCCGTTCTCCCTTTGGAACTAACTTCTTCTCCATGACAGACCCGTTATCCATCTCGACAAGAGTTTTGTTCTTGTATTCTTTGTACCAATACTCAGCGACCCGGATGATCTCTTCTCCCCCAGAATTAAGGGCTGTGGAGGCTGAACCTATCGATACCGAAGACGGGGTATGCCCGGGGAATATCTCTTTAAACTTGGTGCGAGACATGTTCTGAGTAATGAAACAGAAGTTCATATCCCCGAGGTCAGCACCTACGGCATCGGGGTCTGAAAAGACTGATAAGGGGTTGAGTATTTTTTCATAGATGATTTCCTGGTCAAAAGATTCGGTATTCCTATATCGAGTCTTTACCCGGTAAAACCCCTGCCCACATTTGACGGCACACTCCAAAGCCCAGGTTCTCGCGGTCCTGCCGTTGCCCTTCTGTTCAATATGCCTGACAAGGCCCTGTAGAATGTTGGCTACTTCTACGTCATCTTCCCCGCCCCTTGGGATAATCTTTAACCCTGGGGGGTTTTGACGATATTCACCAACAATGGAATCGACAAGGGTTGAGAGGTAGTTCGCGGTGATGCAGGGTCTTCCCGCTTCAGTTCTTGCTGCCAGTACCTCAGAATCCCACTGATCGTTGTTGAGGAACCTCAGGTCATCGTGCATATCCTTGCGGTTATGCTCATCCCCGCTGATCGTATTTTCTAAACGGGAAATACCCTCTCTGAAGAGATCCCTTTTATGGGAGTCCTCCATCTTTTGCCGTTTAGCTTCCGGGTAGTCCTCAAGATTGAAGTGCTGTACTTCACCCCTTGAACCTGGAAATGTTTGAGAATTTTCTAATTTCATAGTATCTCAGGATCTTCTATATCCTCTTCACTGATTTTTGTAATTCTCTCTTCAACCCACTTCTGGGCCTCAGTACCTAGCTTCTTATGATCGATAAAGTCTTCAAGTGCTTTTTTAAAGGCTCTTTCTTTTTGGATAACAATCCCATATTCTCTGAGCTTGGCAAGGGCTCCCTCTAAAAGCAGGTTCAAATCCCTGAGTCTCTGCCGGGTCTTACGGTCTATAAGCACTTCCCCCACTCCAGTAATAATCACAGATACCAATTCCCCGATAACATTCACCGCGGCATCCTGGGTAACAATCCTTTTAATAGGCCGCTTGATTAGACCCCAAAGCTTTCTCAACCACCCCATTATTTCTCCCATTTCTTCTGGTAAGGCTTACCTAAAAGTATCTCAGCCTGACTCAAAGGCTTCTCTTCTTTAGGCTTCTTTAAATCGTCCGAGGTCACTTGCTGGCCTTGAGGGTTATCAGATATTTGTTTGGTACTCATTTGACAAACTTCACAATCAATCCCCCTACAGAAGCGCAAAGGGTCATTGTGGCCGCGGTCTTCGCAAAGACCCACGCCTTGCCTTCCTCTTTGCCAACCTTCTTGGCCTCGTTAACCTGGAAAATGTGCATTTCTGTAGTAAGCCGATCCACTGCATTAGCTAATTTATCGCCCACACTAATCATCCTTTCGAATTCCTTTTCAGTCCTATCCTTGTGATTGGTCAAACTAATGAGTAGGCCTTGAACTCGCTCCTTTAAAGTGGCAATACATTTTTCTGAATCCGCAACCTGTCTAACCAAGTTATCTATTCGTTTAGTCATCTGTTCCGGGCTCATAATCGTTTCACTTTTGCTTCTTCATCTAAAAACATGCTGATACTTACATCTACCCAATTCAACGCCTCTGACAAACTTACGTTGTGTGAAGTTATCCCTGTTGGGTTCTTGCTGCATTCTGTGTGTTCTACAAGTTCTTTTAGTTCTCTCCTTAGTACTAAGACTCTGGTGCAGAATTTCTCTATGCCTTCTGAATCTTCCATTACTTCTTTAGCTTCTTCTCCAAGGCCCAGAGCTTTACCTGGTGAGCCCTTACTTGCCCGTTGAGATCTTTGATCCCTTCAATCAATAGTGCAATCAGTGCCGAGAAAGATGGGTATTTATATTCCCCATTGATATTTCGTACACAGACGGGAAAGTGTTCCTCACAGTCTTTAACCAAAACATCCGCGTCCTTCTCGTTGTTACGACCCCAAGTAAAAGTAACCCCGTTCAATTGGTTTATAATCACCAAGGGTTTCTCAATATTTTTAATTCTGCTTTTACCCCCTTCACTTAAAGGCTTGGGTCTTCGAGGCATTAGTTATTATCCACCCTTGTGAGCGTGAAGTTTCCGGGAGAGATTGCCACCGTGTTACCCGCTCCGTCTGCCGTGATACGAACATCTACAAACTCTCCTACAGATAGAGTCTGAAGGCATGAAACAGCTCCTCGACTGGAGCTACCACCAGAGTCTAGTTTCAACTTGATTCCGCACCCCGCCATGATTACCCCGTCAATATGGGGATAGATTTTGACCTCGGCGTTATTTGTCCCGCTGGCGGTAACCTGAAGCTGAAAGTTGTATATCCCGGCCCCATTGGTATCAACTATGAATCCGTCACTTGGGTAGGTAGAGTGATCTGAATTACCTTGCGAATCTGTAAGGAATCCCGACTTGTCTACTGATTTTGTCCAGGTTGAGGTGGTGGCGTAATGCCCCGCCGCTGAGATAGTAACCTGGGTGATTGAGTCATCGGCTATATAAAGCCCACCGTATGAGGGGAGCACGAGACTTACACCGCTGACCTTTACAGATGGCGCATCAATAGAGGTGTCGCTGGTTATTGCCCCGGTAACGTGCTCAGTGCCGTTAACGTGAAGGGTGTATCCTGCCGGATTGACACCGTTGATTGACATCGAGTTCGGGTGGAATGCGTGATTTGCCCCCGCCCCCGTATCTGTGCCTATCAAGAGAGCATCTGCGCTTGCGGTGACTTGAACGGCCCATTCATAATCGCTTCCTTCCGTAGCGCTTTTTAGATAAACAGCAGCTAAATTATCAGCGGAGTCAATAGTAACATAGGCTGCACCAGCGGGCGCGTCCACATGGAGAGCTTCGTCAGCCCATACGCGGTCAGTGTAAATTTCCCCATTTGAGTAGCTCGACGCCGTGCATTCGTTGCCCTCTTTTACGCATAAGGACATGGAGTCCAAAAACATTGTATAACTTGCGGTTAAGGTGATGGGAGAGGATAGGTTCCCATTCCGAAAGGCTACCACGTTCTCACCCGTCACGGTTAGATTTTGCCCCCCAAGAATTAGAGATCTATCGCCATTCGCGAAGTTATTAGACCCGCCGAGAACCGAAGAATTAAAGCCGTTGGCAGCGTTTATCAATCCACCAAGGACCGTGCTGTATGTATCCGAGGCGCTGTTTTGAATCCCGCCGCCTATGAAGCTATAGTTTCCACTGGCGGTGTTGTCTGTTCCCGCCGCTACTGAGCTATAATCTCCAGATACAATATTTCTCAAGCCCCCGAGAGATGCACTATCTGTGCCGCTAACCGTTGGAGTGTTGCCCCCCTTTAATTGCCCCGTGACGGTTCCTGAGAAATTTCCATTTGATCCGTCAAAGTCGGTAGCTGTGACTCTGGCTAATGCGCCCAAGCTGGTTATATTTGGCTGTGCGGCGGCCCCCAAAGTTCCGTTGATCGTTGTGGCGTTGATGGTTGTAAAGTTTCCAGTCGTAGCCGTGGCGGTTCCAAAGATTGCGTTGGAAGCTACATTCTGGCCGATGGGGGTTCCGTCGATATACCCGCCGTTAATGTCGGCAGTAACTTGAGTTCCGATGTCTGTTATGGTGCCTTGAGTAGCCGTGTTGATTGTGCCGTTGATCGTTGTGGCGTTGATGGTCGTCAGGTTGGCTGTGGTTGCCGTCACGATTCCAAATTTAGCATTTGATGCAGATGTTTGGCCGATGGGGGTTCCATCGATATACCCGCCATCAACATCAATATCAGAGAAGGTTTTTGTGCCATTGATGGTTTCATTTGTGGCCGTGTGAACCACGCCCCCTATTCCGGTTCCGTTGCCTGAAATGTTGGTAAAAGTTCCTTGTGGTGCTGTGATCAATGTGGATGCGGTTAGGGTGGTGCCACTAACGGTTGTGGAACTGGATATTTCAGATGAGGCCGTGATTTCCCCATTCACAGTAAGTTCTTTGCTTGGGGTTGGTGTGCCGATACCGACTGAGGTAGTCAGTATGGTCATTTCATTACCACCACCATCTACATCGAATATGATACTCACGCCGTCGCTCGCGGTGGCATGGGCATCGCCGTCAACAATCTGTGTTCCCGCTGATAGGTTTGTAATCCCAGACCCATCGCCAGAAAAACTTGTGGCGGTCACTGTCCCATCGACCATAAACCCGTTTGGCACTTCTGTAAAGACTGCGGTAGTAAAAGCAGAACTTGAACCTGAGATGTTTCCTGTGGAGTTAATATCTACCACTGTTATATTGCCTGAGAAATTTGCACCAACGGCGGTTACTATATCCCCCGTAAGAGTAAGATCCCCGAGGGCTGCATCAGCGCCCCCTTGAATCGTAGAAGTCAAAGTCATCCCGGCGCTAGTGAGGTAAAGAAACCGCGCGGCCGAAGAAGTTGTGGCCCCAATAGGAATCCCGTCAATAGTCCCGCCTGTAGCGGTAAAGGTTCCGTTGGCTGTTAAATTTGTAAAGGTTCCTGCTCCTGCTGAAGTACCCCCAATAGTTGAACCGTTAATAGTTCCGGCAGTACCTATTAAGGTGGTAAAGGTTCCCGCTTTCGCTGTCGAGCCCCCAATAACCACGTTGTCTATGGTTCCTTCAGTAAGCCCTGTGACTACAATAGAAGCAAAGGTTCCTTCAGATGAGACATTGAGATCGTCATTGATCTGAACGTCATCTGCAAAAGTACCGCTACCGTTAATCTGAAGATTGGTTGCGGTAACTGTTCCACTCGCATCAACCCCCGTAAGGGTAATGATCCTGGAGGCCCAGGGAAGATAACTTCCCTTGAAACTTGTATCAGCAGAGTACAGAAAGGGTGAGAGGCATAAAAAAATGGTACACAGGACCAATGGCATTTTGACTGCCCTTAACAAATTAAACTTGTGCATGATCTTGTGGTTCACTCTCACCCTCCTGCAAACTGATTCTTTCTAGGTTCCTGAACAGGACCAGGCCGAAACACTGGTCGCGATACACCTGAGATCTAGCCCGTTCCAATCGAGGGATAGACTCTGGGTAGTCCCGTTCATGTGGTCTGTGGCCTCGCCAGCATCTAATACTACCGCATTAGTTTCTAGTGCAAGTCCAAGGTCTGTAATTCGGATCATATCTCCTGCTGTGGGATTAGTAGGGAAAGTAACCCTAAAAGCCCCGCCAGTAGAAACAACGCCGACAATCTCACCGGCTGAAGCAGTATAGCTTCCTGTTTTAACAAGAGCTGACTGATTTACTGTGCCTGAGAAACTTGAATTGGTAATGGCAACACCAGCAACCGTACCCCCAGTAACGATGATATTGTTAGCGGCCATTGTGGAAATAGTACCGAGACCCATAGAAGTACGAGCTGTAGCCGCATCTTCCATGACGATATCTGATCCATTACCAACGGCAAAGGTGCTGTCAGTCATGGTCAACCCAACGATGTTGGCCAGTTCCTCATGGTAAGCCTGAACATCAGACCCAATAGAAAGCCCCAGAGAGGTTCTTACTGTGGCCCCGGACTCAAGAACAAACGCTGATCCATTACCCACAACAAAATTGCTGTCTGTTGGGGAAAGCCCCGCCAGATCATCAAGCTCATCGTCTTGCGCCTGCACATCAGTACCTATAACAAGGCCCAGATGGGTTTTTGCTTCGGCGGTGGTTTGCAAGGTGAAGTTAGATCCATCACCAAAGATCAGTCTCCCGGCAGTAGGACTCAGCCCTGCGAAGTCATCGAGGGTCGCGTCATAGCCCTGGAAGTCTGTACCGGCTTCCATGTTAAGAGTAGCCTTCAGAGTGGCTTCATTCGCGTCATCGATAAAGCTTCTTGTAAAGGATGTGAAATCCAAAGTAGCTGCTGTACCTGAACCCGTAAAATAAGGGAGCTTATCGGCTGCTGAAGTTGTCCCGGCAATCGCATCAAGCTCATCATCCTGGGCCTGCACATTTGTGCCAATGGCTACCCCTAGTGATGTTCTTGCGGTTGCACCAGACTCCAGAACAAAAGCAGAACCGTTACCCACAATGATATTACTATCAGCGGGTGAGGCCGAGAAACCCGCGATATCATCGAGGTTATCATCTTGCGCCTGTACGTCGGTACCAATCACAAGGCCAAGGTTTGTCCTTGCGTCCCCTGCCGTACTCGCCCCTGTACCCCCGTTAGCTACTGAGAGGTCATTGGTCAAGTTAAGGGTTGTGATATTGGCTGTCGTACCGCCCAGCGTGGTTGCTGTGAGGCTTGTAATGCCCGTTATCGTTCTTCCGCTCCAGGGAAGATAGCTTCCTGAAAAACTTGTATCCGCTGAGAAGCTGATACTAAGTAGTGGAAAGGTGAAGAAGGCGAGAACCAAAGTTCCGAGCTGTCGCCTCCATTTTCGAAATTCTTGTAACATAGCGATTTCGCCTCCTAATAAACGGGGCCGAACCTACGGACCCTCTATAATCCATCCTCTAGTCACATCAGCGTAGACGAACTTCACGAATACGCGATCAGCGTCAATAAGAATGTTATTGGTTGAACTCATGATTTTTGAACCGTTGGTCAGAACTCGAATTGGGTTTACACTCGCCTGGCCAATATCTGCTACTACAAACCAGTTTCCTACAGATGTAACAGGCGGGGTAACTTCAATGGCCTGTACATTAGAATCAACAAGGACGTACTGTTTAGTAAGTGCCTGGTGGTCTGTTGAAGTAACTGTGAAAGAGGGCAGAGCCGCACCTGTTACCTCAAGACCTGAGAGTTGTGATCCATCCCCTATAAAACTGGTAGCTTTAACTGTTCCATCAACATCAAGATCCTGAGTAGGAGTTTTCTTGACCCCTATCTGCATAGTGCCGAGGTCAATAATCATTATGTCTGAGGAACCTGCTTTGTTCTGAATTTTAAAAGGCGTGGTGTCCGTGGTCGGTCTGAGCTTATCCAATCCGATATAGGCCCCAGCATCCTTGTCGTGTGACTTCTTCCACTTGAAAGGAGAAGCGGAAAAGGCAGGTAGAGTTAGGGTTAAAAGGAGGATAAGGAACCGGACCATGTTTATCCACCTACCTTGTTGAGATCAAGACTTTCTCTGACAGGCCCTTTGGTATCCGAGGACTTGGTAGCGTCTTCCATGTGATCCGCTTGTTTCCTCAGGTCTTGTGCCTTTTGTGCCGCAGCCCTTTTAGCCCTGTCATGTCTTGCCGAATCCGCTTTAATCGCCTCAGCTTCAGCCAGGGTGTTTGAGTCATACTCAGCTTCCCAGGAATCATTGGTGATATGGTTCTTCACTACGTTACCCTCCTCAATCTCCAGCTAGTAGTAGCTGTATCGTAAACATACTGGATGGATAGCCCATCGTCTGAAAGTGTTTCCCCGCCGGATTGGATCGTATCTGACCCTGAAGCCGCAACCGTCACATTATAAGTGTTGAAATTCTCAAGGGCATCGAGAATATCAATGGTTGAACCATCTGCCGGGGTCTCGGGCAGCGTAACTGTAATAGCTTCCGTCAGACGAAACTTGTATAGGCTTCCCACGGCGGCACTAAGAGCGCCGTCCGTATGGTTGGCTATACGCTTTGCCCCAACAGACTTAGGGCTAGGGGGTTGGGCCGGAATTAGATAAGTCATAGCTTTACCTGAAGAACTCCACTACCACGCTGCAGTCAAACTCAGAGATCAGACTGATGGTAGTCGAGCCCTCAATATGAAGTGCTTGTGGGTTAAAGACGGGGTTGGTGCTGTTTGCCTGAGACGTTGCCGCCGGTACTACAGCTGTAACGTCCACGTTGCACCAGAAGTCGTCAGTCTTACTAAAGAAGGCATACCTCGGCTTATCCCTGCCTATGTCGGTAGGAACAGTGATCGCGACCGCCGCGCCTCCTGCTGTAAGCTTGGCAACAGCTACACTATCGGCTTTTTTGCGGATACCCGGAGCACCGCTTAATTCCATAGGGATCATGTTAAATTCCTCACTTAGACAAGGGCCGAAGGCCCGCGTGTCTTTTCTTACTTCTTAGAACCGTGAGAGACTTTGCTTCCACCAGGCTGAAGGAAATCAGTACCTTTTCCACCCTCTTTAGGGGGAGTCTGGCGTTGGTCTACTTCTTTGTTTTCACCCCAGAACCGATTGTCTTCTGATTTTGGTTTGTATTCCATGATGTTACTCCTTTACGCACCCATCCAAGTTGATCGGTGCCTCTTTGTTTGAAAATTTGGTCTTGTTGATCTGGACTGAGTTAAGTCATCCTTATCAAAGTTTGATTTACCTAAGAACTGCTCTCCCGTGGCCAGTACCCTGAGGGCATCGGCAGCATGGGAAGCCCAGTTATGAATTGGAGATTTTGTGTAGGTACGATTTTTTTCATCCCATTTACACGCATAATCCTTGAGCGCTGAGATTCCTCTGCGACATTTCTCTTTATCAAAGACACAGCGCATCAAGAGTGAGCGGGTTGTTCTGATCCCCTCAAACACTTCTGTCTTTGGAACTACCACCAGGTTAACCCCGTGATTTTTAGCTATCTCTCTCGAGGTAGATTTGGCTGAGAAGTGTTTGGCATTGATATCGTGGGGCGCAAGGTGAGTGCCGTATCTGTAGGGCTTTTCCTTCAACTCATCCAGGGCCTTGTAAATGTCCCCTCTTGAGATCTCGGAGTAATCAATAAAGGTTAAGAGACCGCCTGTTGTAACCTGAAAATACCAGATACAAGTCGGATCGTTTACCCCTATGTCCCAGGCGGTATGCACTGGTAAGCGGGGGTCGTGAGTGGTCTTGGTAATACGGTGAGAGGTTTCCAACGCCATCATTTGTTCAGCGTAATAGGCTCCAGGTGGTGATAGTGTGAAAGAGCAGTAGTATTCCTGCAGGAGTAGATCTTCAGGCATTCCCGTTTTGCGCTCTTCGTCCATATCATCTTGGTTGAGGAGTCCGGTGTCCTCAATTGTGAGAATTTCATAGAACCAGTCGGGGTTTTCCTGTGCCAGTAATGAGAGGTCATGAGCATGATTCTTCCCTCTGGGGGTGAAGTTAAACATGACTTGGCCCTTGTTCGCCTTGAAGATGGGGCGCAGGAGCTGCCAGCCTTTAGGATCTTGGACCGAGTATTCGGATAAGATGGCGGTGACGGGATTTGTGCCTACGTTGGTCATGTGATCGACACCAAAGATCTTAATCATGGACCCGTTGGTAGTCTCAATGTGCATCTTTTGGGAATCACGCCTCTTGATGAGATTGTAAGGCAGGTAATCCATAAAGGGTCTGCCCTGGTTGTCCATACCATCCCATATAACGTCCCTGCCAAGTCTCGCCTCTGGAAAGTAATAAGCATGGAGCCCTTTTCTTGTCATAGTACGGGCAATGAGCTTATTCCACATAAGCAGGTCTTTTCCTGCTCGTCTGTGCCAACAGATCGCGATCCTTGATTTGGTGGTGTTAAAGGCCGGAATCTGATACGGACGCGGAGTAAACTTATAAGGCAGGGTCAACTGGGAAGGACTGTCTTGGTAGGCATCCATGCTTGGAGTATAAACGGTAAACCGTGATACAATCTAACTTAAATATAAGAGGTCCAATGCCCCCACTCAATAAAACCCTCACCGCCAGAATATCATTGGAAGAAGATTTGATCGTTAAAAAAGCCGCCTATTTTGGGGGTATAAGCAAAGGCGAAGCCCTGCGAAACATTATTAGAGAGTGGTATGAATCTTCTGATCTAAAGCAGCGGAGGGGTAGAGCCCCTGGGTTGGCAGATACCTTGTAAGCAGACCGCAAA